TTTGTGGAAGCCAAGGAGGAACGGCTTTCACGGGTTGGTTGGATTGTTCCTCTAGCCGTGATTCTATTATGTTCTTTCCATCAAGCATAGATGCCGATTTGATCCAATCAATCACGTTTTGTTCGGTCACTTGATCATAAGGAATATCACCCTTTTCGGTGAAATACCAATTCCCCTCGGTGTCTACTTTGCCGTTGGAAACATAGTATTTGGCCGATGTGATTTGCCCATCCTTATGCTCAACCTCTAAGATTTTCCAATCCATTAGGCCACCCAAGGCAATGGTTGTGTTATTGGAGAAACTGGAGGATTAGCCATGCTATTAATCTGGCCTTGCACGTTGGCTTCAAAGTTAGCAATACCTTGCTCTCCCAAAGATGCTTGCACCCAACCAATGACTGTGGCTTGAGTGAGTTGAGCATAAGGTACAAAGCCTGCCTGAGCATCAGATACGGGGTATTGAGTGTTTCCACCAATACTTGCGGTTTGTGTGCCGTCTGTGCCTGTTAGAGTCCAATTGACGTTGACAACATAGCCAGCGTTTGTACCGCTAGGCCATTGTTGCATTGATTGAATTGTCCATGTCCATGAATTTACTTGTGCCATGTTTATGCTCCTACTTTTGCTTTAAGGGATTGAACTTCTGCGTTTAGCTCTTTAATTGCGTTGACTAAATGCCATATCACATTAGATGAATCTACAGACATAACGCCAGTAGATTCTGTTTTTACGCAATCTGGTAAAACTTGTATAAGTTCTTGTGCTATTGGCCCAAGCTGAACGCCTTTAATATTAATAGCACTATGTTTTGGTAAATCTGTCACTTCATCTTCTGTGCGGTATTCAAAATTACGCACTTTGATTTGTGTAACAGCAGACAATCCTACTGTATTGTCTACAATGTTTTTCTTTAGTCTTTCGTCTGATGTAATAGTCCAAAGCGTTGAGTTGTTACCTTGATATACACCACCACCATTGGGGTTAATAAATCCAGTAGAACTGCCTTTTCCTGCACTTGCTTGTGTGTTTATGTTTATTTCATTATTTGCACTAGCTGATGATGCTTGTGGTGAACCAGAACCAATATAAATATTTGAAGAACCAGTAGTTATATTGCTTCCAGCTTGAAACCCTATTGCTGTATTGTTAGATGCTGTGGTGTTGTTGGCTAAAGATTGAAAACCTATTGCAGTATTACTAGAGCCAGTACTACTGTTTGAGCTAACCGCAAAGCTGCCCAGATAAGTGTTATATGAACCAGTTACACCGTAACCAGCAGCAAAACCCCCAAAAAAGTTATTTGCTCCTATTGTATTGTTATACCCCGCCTGATATCCTACTGCTGTGTTATTTGCACCAGATGTTGTACTATACCCTGCTTGATGCCCAATATAAGTATCTGCGTTATTACTGTTGACTGAGTTATTGAGAGAGTAACCTGCTTGATATCCAATCAAAGTCAAACCATCTGGTCTGTTTATGGAATAACCAGCCTGATAACCAATAATAGTAGAGCCAACCGAACCAGTAAATGAAACGTAGCCCGCTTGATAACCAATAGTTACAGCGTTTGAATTACCCGCTCCACCATTTACACCATAGTTGGCTTGATAACCTACTGCTGTGTTATTGGATGCTGTGGTGTTGAAATTAAGTGCTTGAACACCAACTGCAACATGAGAGCCACCAGAATTATCATTTGTCAAAGCGTTGTATCCAACAGCTACGTTTGTACCGCCTGACCCAACTTCAGAAGATAAAGCACCAGAACCAACAGCAGTAGATTTTCCTCCACCTCCTTGATAAAGTGCGTTATAACCTATTGCCGTTGCATCAGAATATGTGGTTGTGGTGTTACCCGCTAAAGCCAAATTACCCAATGCGGTGTTTCGAGCGCCTGTTGTGTTGGCGTTCAAAGCACTAGCACCCAAAACAGTATTAGTCGATATTGACCCCGCACCTTGTCCAACAGTCAATCCATGAATAGTGATGTCATTGGTAATTGCGCTTGATGACCCACCCAATGATATAGATGTGCCACCAATTGTGATTGAACTATTAACTAAACCTGAATTCGGTAATCCTGTGGCATTGGTTAAAACAATAGTCGATGGCGTTCCCAATGCTGGTGTCACCAATGTAGGGCTAGTGGCCAATACAACCGCACCCGATCCTGTGGTGCTTGCCAACATGGTTGTCGTTACTGTGCCCGTGTCACCCGTTGTTACAAAAGTGCCCGATACGGCGGGAACGGCAATCGTAAAACTAGATGCGGTGTTTGGGCCACTTACGGCCACTTGACCGCCTGATGCCGCTTGAAAGACTAGATTTCCCATGATTTCCCCTTATGGCGCAATATAAATTGCGGAAACATACAACGCACCCGTGGATGGGTTATATTTTAACTTTGTTGATGATGTTGTGGCGGGATTATTTCCGCTTGAATTTGATACAAACACGGGATAATACGTTGCGTTGGTGCTTGTGTTATCCGTGATCGCTATATTCGTTGCATTTGTGGCCGTGGTTGCCGTTGTTGCGCTACTTGCATTTCCCGTTAAAGCGCCCACAAACGTGGTGCTAGTAACCGATACAAGCCCCGCAATCGTTGTGGCCGATGATCCCAACGAAATAGCCGTTGTCCCAACTGTCACACTAGAATTATTAAGTGCCGAATTGGGAATAGATGTTAGCCCCGCACCCGATCCGCTAAATTGTGTGGCCGTAAATACGCCCGTGCTAGGGTTAAATTGTAGCTTGGTGCTAGATGTGTATTCGGTGCTTAAATTACCCGCCGTTTGGTTGGCAAATAATGGGTATCGCGTGCCGTTTGTTGTGGTGTCATCGGTGACTGTTGCGTAGGCCGTTGGTGACACCCAACTAGGCGCACTTGATCCGTTGGATTGTAAGACTTGGCCACTTGTGCCCGCCGCCGTGAATCCGTAAGCCGTGCCCGTTCCGTAAGCAACCGCACCCGCCGTGGGTGTTGCCGTGCCGTTTGTGCCGCCATTCGTTATAGCCACTTGGCCAACAATATTGCCCGCTTGAACCGACAAATTGCTTTTGTTGACGTAAATTTGGCCACTAGAATTTACATAAGAAACTGTGCCAATTTTGACGGCATAGCCCGTGGGCGGTATGGTGTTTTGATAATAGCCCGCCGAATAAGGCGATAAATAAAGCGTGTCACCAACTGTATAAGTGCCCGTGTTAACACCCGATACAACCCCAATCGTGGTCACATAGCCCGCCGTGCCCGTTGGAATAGCCTGATTTGCCAATCCAATCACGTTGGCCGTGGTTAGGCTATTAGCAATGGCCAAAGCCACGCAAGGATAAATAAATCCGCTAGATGTGCTAGTGATGTAAACGGGTTGGCCAACATTGATTGTTGATCCCGTGTTGTTGTAAACCTTTAATTGAATTTCTTGCCCAATGTGCAATTCATTATTCGTTACGCCGTTGTAGTAAGCCAAGGCATCTTGTGCTTGGTCATAAAACAATTCGCCCTGTGCGTAATTGGGCAAAGATGATTGGGGCGTAAATGTCGCGTAATTAGAAACAGTCGGGTTTGCTAGGCTTGCGCCCGTTGCCAATGCTAAAACCGATCCCGATCCACTTGTTGAATAAGATGATCCCCATGCCGATCCGGTTGAATTGGGTATCCCCGATGCGGGATAAACCATTGGCGCGGTGTTTGAAATCGTCACCGCACTTGATCCGTTATAACTTGTGCCGCTTAGATTTGATCCAATCGTTAAAGCAAATAGATTTCCACCCAAAGCCACGCCCGAAATTGTGGAATTGGCCAATTGTGCGTTAGTAATCGTGCCACTAAGCGCGGTTGTTGGAATCGTTGTTGCGGCCGTCATAGCACCCGTGCCGTTGCCGTAAACATACCCCGTTAGCGTTGTTGCCCCCGTGCCTCCATAGGCCACCGCTATGGTGCTTGCATTCCAAGTGCCCGCCGTTAGCGTGCCAACACCCGTGATTCCCGTGTAAGACCCGCTTACAAGGCTAGATGAAATCGTGCCACTTGTGATTTGTGATGCCGCAATAGCAATATTCTGTGATGTTGCGCTAGTGATTTGGCCTTGGGCGTTAATCACAAAAGTGACTGTTTGGCTTGCCGATCCATAGCTTGCGGCCGTGACACCCGTGTTGGTGATGCTAAATGTATTGGATGATAGCGTTAGCCCCGTGCCCGCATAATACGTTGCCGATCCGCTAAATTGCACCCAAGGCATTGCGGTGACACCGATTGTGCCCGTTTGTGATGCCGTGCAAACCCATCCCGTATCGGCTTGTCCGCCGTTTAAAAGCACTGTGTAAGCGCCCGAAACCTCCGCCCACACATCCATATCAACCGCCCGTGCCCAAGCCGTTGATGACGCAATATAGATGCCGTTTTGTGATGATGTGCTTTGATTCTTGACTAAAACCCGATCACCAGTTAATGTGGTGTATCCATCAATGGTTTGTAGCCCCGAAAGCGTGATGTTTGTGGTTGTTCCAACTTGGCACGCCGCCTTTGGGCCAAGCCCTTGGGCAACCATATCCACATAATATTTATTGGCAATATCCGTTGAATTAGCGGGCGATGTGGTGATCGTGCCCGTTGTTGTGGATATGCTTGTAAAAGCCCCCGTAGATGGCGTTGTAGCCCCAATAGGGCTTGAATCTAGGGTGCTATTGGTGATTGTTAGCCCGCTTTGAATAGGGCTGATTGTGGCCGTGAAAGGTTGGCCCTGACCGATAAAGGTCTGAAACGTGCCATCGACCGCAAAATACGCCTGAACGGGCAGTAGGTTTTGGTCAACAGTTTTGTTAGGGCCAACCATGTTAGCTTTGATCGCCAACGGCCGTTACATAAAGCAAACCCGCCGTGCCACTATTACTAATTGCCGTCATGTAAAAGGGCGTGGTTGGTGTTGCCAAGATAAGGGGAGAAGTCATACCCGCAGGCAAAACATAATCCCCTGGTGTTCCATCACTCGGAAACGTTGCGGCGGGGCATGGCGAATAATTCGCAAACTTAACCGCAATGGGCGATGCGCCCGTGTTTAGGAATGAGCAGAAGTTGATCTGATCGTTTGTCTGATCATCAATCAAAGTGCTTGCATGGGCACTATTGGTGACGCTAAGACAATACGTCTGACCCGCGTTGCGTTGAACGGTTGATCCGGCCATGATTACACCGCATTGGTTGGTAGGATCGTGCCCTCTAAGCGATCAACACCAAGTGTATAAACACCGGATGCTGGCGTTGCCGATGATCCTGTGCTATTGGTGAATTGAATAGAAAGGGTGTTAGCGGCCGAAACCCACGCGTTAGCGATTCCCACACCGGTTGTTTGGGCACCTTGCAAGGAAATATTCACAAAATCGTTGACCACAAGGCCGGGGATCGTGAATGTTTGTGTTGCTTGTGTGCCAGAAACGGCGGCGGGGGATAAAGTGGGGTAAACAAGGAAAGAATTAAGAATATTCCCCCTAAGGATTGTTGTTTGTAATGACATAAAAACTCCTTTGTGTTGATTGTATCTTGAAAAATAAAAAAAGCCACCCGTTTTGTGGATGGCCTTTTTCGTATTTACCTAAACATTATGGTAAGAATGTAAGGTCATAGCCGTAAACAAATACATCGCAAGTGGCGGCAATCGTTGTGCCCACATTCACATACATTGTGGATGGGTTAGAAATTGCGGTTGCGGGATTTGTTGCCGTGGATGTTGTCACATAAGGGCCACCGGTGTTGCTTGTCAACGCGGCGGTTGTCAACACGGTTGATCCTGTTTGTGATGCGCCGGTGTAAACACCAACGGTTGCCGTTGCAATAGTGGTTGTTGCGCCGCTACTGTTAAGGCCGTTGGTGATCAACACGCTTACGGGAACAAATTTAGAAACATCCACCACCGTCATAGCGGTATCACCCGCTAGGGCTAGGTTAACGGATTGTGCGGATGCAATCAAACGCAAGGCTTGGTTTGTGGCCAAGTTTTGTGGGTGATTGCTTACTGTGGTTGCTGGTCCGGGATTTGCCATGATTTTTTACTCCTAATGTTTAACGTTAAGCCGCAACACGGCAAGCCAATTCGGGATACAACGGTGCCCATCCATATAAGACATCCAAACGGGTTGGAATCGAATCATTGTTGATGGTGTACTGACGTACCACACGCATGGAAAGGCCGATTTCTTTATCGCTTGCACGGCCCGCGAAGTGCACCCCCTCGGGTAGCTCGAGATCCGCCACGGCCAAGCAGAAAGCGTTACGGTGCATGATTATGTTTTGGGGTGAAACGGTGCCACTATTGTTAAATGGTGTCACGGTGCTTGCGCCCGCACTTGTCACGCTAACGTTTTGGAATTGACCGGCGGTGATAACGGCGGGGCTAACGGTGACGCTAGTGGTGCCGCTTGTGGCAACCGTGGCGGCCGCGGTGACAACAAAGTTTCTTAGCTTGTTGCTACCATAGGCTTGGCGGTTTTGTGGGTTAACGGCGTAGACGTTTGCAATCTGAATCACATCACCAACATTCAATTGACCGGCGGCCGTAGTGGCGCTTAGTGCGATTGTTGATGTCTGTGCCCATCCTGATGTCAAAAATCCCGTTGCGGTGCTTGTATTGCACGATAAAACGGCCGTAGGGCTATTGCCAAAGGTTTGGCTAACCACGTTCTGGTCCATTTTCCAATTCATCCCCGCGCTGTCCCTGCCCATCAACCCCTTCCTGTATTGCTCACCGATAGCCTCTTGTGGAACAAACAAGCCTTTTAGTGAATCAACAATGGTTGCCGATGTAAATGGCTCCACAATACAAGACCGGCGGCCATCACGGGGTGCGCCCTCCGCATCCAAATAAGCCGCGGCGGTTAGATATGTGATCAAACCTGTGGGCGGTGTTCCGGCCGTGCCAACAATATTTGCGGTATTGTTTTTAGCCATCACCAATCCATCACGGTCTATCTTATTGGCTATGGCGGCCACAGCGGGTTTCAAAACTCGGTCGCTGAACATGTCGAGGCTTAGCGCTAAGTCTTGGGTCGTGAACTGCGTGTCCACATGGAACTGGGTGCTTAGTGTCACGGGCACGCTAGTTTCGTTGAAATCCTCAACGTTTAGCGCGGGGCCTGTGGTACCAATGAAGCGTCCGGGACGTCTAACATTAACCGTGTTACCGATTTTTGCACCGACCACTGCGAACTGATCATCGTAATTGCGGTCCACCTCGCTCGTAAACGTCAATTCGTTTTCGAGCACCATAAGAGCTTCATTTGTGATTTTTGATATCGTCAATAAATTGTTTGACATGATCTTTCCTTAAAAAAATTACCTGATTTTTCCCGCCCGCCGCGCCTCTTTCCACGCCTGATATGTGCCGTGAAATTCACCACTTGAATTAATGGGAATATCCGCAACACCACCGCTAGGCTTTAAGGCACGCACCGGTGCGGGTGCTTTACTTGTCTTGACCGTAGTCTCCTTAGCCGGTTCCGCCTTTTCGTATAGCTTTTCCAATTTTCCCAATTCAAGAAGGGCTTTGCGTGTGGGCATGGCCGCCAACTTTTGTGCGTATTCCAAATCCTCCGCCAAGTGATATAGGATTCTTGGGCCTACATCCGATTCCAATATGGAATCACGGATTTCATCGGAAACAACAACATTAGCCGTTGAAACCATTTCATCGTAATCGGGCAATTCGGCTTTCACTTGATCTAATTTGGATGACCAAGATTGGATAACCTTTTGTCTTTCCTCATTAGCCTTGCGATTCGCCTCCTGTTGATCCCTTTCCGCCAACGCCTTTTCGGTTGAATATTGGGCCAAAGCCTTTGCATATTCAAACGCATCCTGAAATTGCCCCGGTTGCGGTTCCTGATCAACGCTCGGCCTTTGTGGTGCCGCCACTTGCTCAAGTGCCCTTAACCTATCCTCCAACGCTTGCCTTTGTTGGCGTTCCGCTTCCGCCTCCGCCTTTGCCGCCTCGCGTTGTTTCGTCAATTCGGAAAATCTTTTCTCTAACTTTGGGTTCGCCCGCTTTTCCTCTACGGGTTTGGCTTCCTCTTGCACCT